GGCTCAGTAGCATCCGAGAACCAGGGAATATCGTGCTCTTTAGTGTCAAGCTCTAGCAGTCGCGTGATCGCCTCGTCTTCTGGTGTATCGTCACACGCCATAGCGTAGCTGATTCGTGTCAAGCGGTTGTTACGACCGCTATCCGTTAGGCAAACGGAAGTGTCCCCATCGACAAGCTGAGCACGCGGCTTAGCATGAACCCCTTCGCGTTGGCACATCTTATAAAGCGCGTCCATGTTAGCAGGTGTGAACGTTGGGAGCGTGTCCGTGTTCGAGATGATGTCCTCTTCACCGTTCCAGATATAGGGGTTTCCAGTGTCGGGATGAATCGATGGAGGTAGAACAATTTGGCGGCCACGATTGAGGAACTCAACGGGGTACTTTGTACCAGGCTGATTCGGCATTAAATTAGGTGCGAATAGCGCGACCATACCTGTAGCACCATGACGGCGAAAAGGTGAGTATGGAGCGGCTCGCATGACCTTGGCGTTATCGGTATCTATGTCGAGCGCACAAGCCCAGCGACCTAGCACCGCTCCTATGTTAGCGCTTGGGAAGTGGTCGATTAACCATTCAAGCTCATCAAGCGTTTGCTCTTTCTCGCTCCATGCCTGCCATTCATTGACGAGAGGCACCTTACCCTTTAAAGGAATAACGGGAATCCCCGCCTCGTGATAACGTGGTGCCCAGAGCTTAAATATATTCTTAGTCATGTGTTGACGAAGATAAAGCGACTCGGTAGACACGTCAATGCGATGAAAATTTTAAACACAAAAAACCAAGAGCACCAGAAAATCAAAGCCCTCATAGGTGGGCCAAGCGGTGCAGGGAAAACGACTCTCGCCGGTACGCTCAACGAGCGCACGCTTATCATTAGCGCCGAGTCTGGGCTGATGTCAGTGAGCGATAAAGAAATCGATTTCATCGATCTATCGCGTGACGACAAGGGCACCGTGTTAACTGAACCAGAGGCACGCATCGCACGCCTTAGTGAGGTGTTTAAATATCTACACGCTGGCTGTCCTGGCGAAGACGGGCGCGCGACATGGCGTTATAAAAACGTATTCCTAGATTCACTCACTGAGATCAGCGAGCTGCTTGTGTCGAAGCTCAATAAAGATTTCCCTGATCGCAAAGATTCTTTTCCCATGTGGGGCGAGTACGGGAAAATCATGCGCAGCATTGTGAAGAACTTTAGAGACCTGCCCTACAATGTGTTCATGTCCGTTATTACTGAGATCGATAAAGACGAGAACAATAAAAGATATGTGAGCTTTAAAGTGTCAGGCTCTATCTCTAATCAACTACCACAATACTTCGACGAAGTGTTTCAAGTGTATGTCGATCCCGAAGGTAAGCGCACGCTTATCACACGCGCAAGCGATGTCATGATTCACTGTAAAGATAGATCAAAGAAACTACTACCCCAAGAGGTTGCTGACCTAGGGGAAGTTGTCCGTAAGATTCAAATAGGAGGAGAAAAGAAATGAGTTTATTTGACGTAACAAATGTATCAAGCACGGGGATTGAAGACGGTGTACACACTGCCAGCATTAACAGCGCTGAAGTGAAGACCACGAAAGCCGGTAACGGTGAGTATATTAGCGTTAAGTGGGAGCTTGCTTCAGGTGGTCAGTTCTACACTATGTACACTATCAAAAACCCTAATCAGAAAGCGGTGGATATCGGACTCGGCGAGCTTAAGCGTATGCTCACAGCAAGCGGCGCTAAGAGCATGGCCATCGGTGGCGTTGATGAGCTTCTAGGACTTCGTTGCCAGCTTACGCTTGCGACTGTCACAGACGACTTCGGCGACAAGGTTAAGATCAAGAAGTACGCTAAGGCTGCGGCTGCTCAGCCGTTCTAATGATCCTTCGTCCCTATCAGGTTCAATGCGTAGACACGCTGTGGAACGCCTTAGCGGTGGAACGCAGCGTGCTGTGCGTGATGGCTTGCGGAGCCGGTAAGACGAAATGCTTCGTTGAGTTAATAAGACGGGCCAACGTGAAGACCGTTGTGCTCGTCGGCAGGAATAAACTCGTCGACCAGACTGTGGATCAGCTGCGTGCGGTGGTTGATGACGTAGGCGTTTGGTCGGCGGCATACGGTGAGAAGCGCATTGCTCCGGTGACCGTTGTCTCGATTCACTCAGCCGATAAGCTGACTATCCCAGACCTTAAATTCATCGTATGTGACGAAGCTCATAATATGAACGATGGGCGATATGGTCGCTTCCTAGAGCGACACCCTAACGCTAAGCTTGTTGGGTTTACTGCCACGCCTTGGCGTGACGGTGTTGAGATATTCGGCGATCATATGCCATTCAAAAGGATTCATTACAAGCGTGGAATTAAGCAGCTCATTGCCGAAGGATTCCTAGTTCCACCTGTGGTTAAGGCTATGCCTAACGGTTTCGATACCTCGGCGCTTAAGCTTAATAGTGGCGATGACTTTAAACTGTCGGACGTTATCAAGCTCACCGACGACTCGGAGAAGATCCGCGCTCAGGTAGCCGATGCGTTGCCAAGGCTAGAGGGCCGTAAGAAAGTCGTGTGGATGTGCGCCACTATCGAACACGCTACGCGAGTGGCTAAGGCTATCGGTAGCACTGCGGCTCTTGTGCATTCTGAGAACCCACATAATCAATACGCGCTAGATACGTTTGAAGGTGGTGATGTGCGCCACATGGTGAACGTGATGATGCTAAGCGAAGGCTATGACTTCCCTGCTATTGATGCCGTGGTATTAATGAGACCGACGCGATCTCCGACTCTCGCAATTCAGACTATCGGCAGATCGTTACGCCTAGCACCTGAAAAGAAGGACGCTTTAATTTTAGATTACGGAGAAGTTATTAAACACTGCGGACCTATTCACGATCCCTTCACTAAGGCCTTTCGAGCTAAGGTTGATAAAGAGCGTATGGTTATCTCTACCCGCGTTTGTCCGAAGTGTTTAAGCTACATTCACGAGGGCACCACCTGCCCAGACTGTAACTACAGCATTGCCGTTGAACGCGATCCACTTAAGAACCTCACTCGTGAAGCATCGCTAGTGGATCTTCTAGCTGATCGAAGGCCTAAGATTTTAAAATGTGTTGCAGTGAGCGCGGCTAAGTACCTATCGAAGTCAGGTAATAAATGCATACTTATAAGCTTCTCCGTTGAGGGGCGACTTATGCCGATTAAAAGCTACATCTCTAACCATCCCTATTCGTGGAAGATGGGCCAGAAGTTAATTCAAGAGATGATTCCGTTTACTTTTGAATCATGGCAAGAGTGCTATGATAACTGTGAGGCGTTAACTTTTGACGTGCCTGATTCTGTTATAGCAAAGGATGATAATGGCTTTGAAAAAGTCGAACGAATACTTAGTAGAACATCAGATTCTGACATACCTTTCTAAGCTTGGTATCGGTTTCTTCTGGAAGAACACTAGTGCAGGATTCCACGATGGAACGCGCTTTAGAAAACACGCATCGCCATTCGCAATCAACGGCACGAGTGATGTTCTCGGCTTAGTGAATGGTGGCCAGTTTATTGCTTTTGAGATTAAAGACAAGGCGCGTGCCACAGCGGAGCAGCTAACTTTTATTAAAAAAGTTCAGGCTCTTGGCGGGCGAGGTGCCGTTGTAAGGTCTGTCGATCAGACAAGATCAGCTCTTCAAGAATGGGGACTAATCGAATAGGTAGCGTCTTACGCTCGCGCCATTTAGAAATCGTGTAGCGCGTAAGCCCGAGATACCGAGCAAGCTCGACGGAAGAAATCTCTTCACGCTTAAGCCATGTATCTAGTTTCTTCATCTTCATTCGCCAAAATGTAGTTGACCATGTCAACCGTGTCAACTTATACCGTTCGTATGGATCTATTCGAAGACACATCACTGGTTCAAGGATCGGACGCATGGAAGGCAGCACGCAAGGGTCGCATCGGTGGGTCCGACATCGCGGTGATCATGCGCATCTCACCGTATAAGACAAGGCTCGCACTATGGGAGGAGAAGACGGGTCGAGTCGTTGCTCCAAACATAAGCAACCTTCCTCATGTCCAACGCGGTATCCGCGCTGAGCCTATCGCTCGTGACCTAATCGAGAAGCGCCATCAGGTTAGCTACACGACACCGGTACTCGTGCATCCAGAGCATGAGTGGGCAGTAGCATCGCTTGACGGTTTGTGTGATGACCACACGCTTGAGATCAAGACTATGTCGCTTAAGAAACATCTTGATGTTCGTGACGGTGTTGTCCCTGATTATTATATAGCTCAGGTGCTTTGGGGATTGATGATTGCTAATCGAGAGCGCGGGCTTTTTGCCTCGTATCGACCAGAGGATAAATCGCTTTACGAAACGTGGATAGAGCGTGATCGTAAGTGGGAAGTGGAAGCCACGGTTAAGGCGTCCGACTTTATAAACCAGGTGCGCTCAGACACGAAGCCACCAGATGACTTCGTATTCACTTGGGCAGGATGATCATGCGCGTACTACTGACTAATGTTTGGATGAATAACCTAGGAGGCTCTGAGCTGGTAACGCTAGAGCTGGCCGAGGAGTTCATACGCTGTGGGCACGAGGTTCTTATCTACTCGCCGGCCTTCGGTGGTGCGCTTGATTGCTCACACGTTGAGACAACGCATCTCAAGCCCGATACTAAGCCGTTTGACGTGGTGTGGATTCACCACAACCTACTCATTCATGATCTAGGTTTTCGCAAGTGGAGCCATCAACGCTTTATCTTTAACCATATGTCCTCCTATGTGAACATCGAGCGGCCTCGACTAGGTGGGCATGAGGTAGAGCTGGCTGATCTGATACTAGCTAACTCGCCAGAGACAGCTAAAGCGATTTATGTTCCTTGTAATCTATTCCAGAACCCAGCGCCGTTAGCGTTCGAAAGCGTGGGGGCGGGTAACAGTGGCCCATTGATGATATCGAATCATCCACCACCTGAGCTAGGCGACATCATAGGTAAGCGTATTGGTAACGGATCTTTTGAGCGCATCACGCCAGAGCTACTATCTCGCCACTCGTGTGTTGTGGCGAATGGTAAGACGGTGCAGTATGCGCTTCGTGCTGGCGTGCCGGTTTATTTGTACGATCATTTCGGCGGCTGTGGCTGGCTGACAGAGGATAACTTCGCGCTTGCTGAATGGCACAACTTCAGCGGACGAGGCTTCGGTAAGAAGAGCACTGCGTCGATTAGTAGGGAGCTGGCTAACGTACCAGAGGCCATGCCCTGTCCTGATAGATTTAAATTGGAGGAGGTTTTATGGAACTACTTGGGTTAACGAGAATACGAAATGAGTCCCTGATCATCGAGGACACTATCAAACATATGCTTAAATATGTGCCGCGCATCTTTGTATTTGATGATGCAAGTGAGGACCACACGGTTGATATCTGTAAGTCGTTTGATGCCGTCACGGTTTTCGAGAGTAGCGATTGGTCACCTAATCGCCAATGGGCTGAGACTGCACACCGCAATTTCCTACTAGAGCAAGCCCGATCCATGGGCGCTCAGTGGTGTCTATACATGGATGCGGATGAGCGGCTAGTGGGCGACCTACCGAGCATGGATGCGGCATCCCCTAGCGCATATCGTTTTCAGTTGTTCGATGGCTACATGACAAACGATTGCGCGTTAGAGTATCAGTCGGGATTGCTTGAGGACATTCCTCGTATGTGGGGACCAGAGCGCCGTGATATCACCATGCTCTTTCGTGTATCAGATAGTAAGTATCAAGGACTAGATCAACGCGAGCCGGTGGTCTCGGGAGACATTAGCACCACGCAAGTATTCGTTAAGCACTTCGGCAAGTGTATATCGGTTGAGCAATGGGAAGAGACTTGTGACTACTATTCGACATGGTTCCCTGAACCCTACAAGTCCAAATGGGAATCACGCAAGGGCAAGGCCATCCACACTGTGAGCGACTTCAATCATAAGCTGTATAGTTGGGATGAGGTGGTGAGGTTATGACAAAGCCGACGAAGCAACAGATTAAGAAATGGGTGAGAGCGTTGAGGTCTGGTGAGTATTCTCAGACTACAGGGCAGCTACAAGATGATCGCGGCCACTGCTGCCTAGGTGTAGCGTGTGAAGTCTTTATCCCCAAGGACCTTCACATTCGCTACACATATCTAATTGGAGATATACCTAGCGATCAAAAGGCTCCCGCATGGCTAAAAGATTTAGTGTTTATATTAGGCGCGGAGATCACCGTGCTGAACGACTGTGGAAAGGTTAGGGTATACGTTGTCGGCGTGATAGAAACTCACAAGCGTTTCACCTTCGACGAAATAGCCGATCTACTAGAGTACGAATACATCTACGAGGTGCTCTCATGACTTCGGAGATGTTTTGGATTGGAACAGGAATGATAGCAGCGGGCTTTGTATTCGCTGTTGTTGGCACTTGGATGGGGAGAGCACGAAGCATGATTGAAACTAGAGAAATGTCNCTNGAAGAAATNGTTNAANCNTTGCCAGAGGGGCACAAGGCTAGAGAAGAGTGGAAACAGCTAATGAAAGACTCTTGGTTTCTAGATTGCCTTCATGGTGCGGGTGTGGATAAGTGGGAGAGTTACGAGGAAGCTATTGAGATGAGACAAGAACTCGGTGAACCACTATGACTCCAACGCTTGCACAATTAAAGAAACGTCCTGCTCTGTGGATTATAGTTAACCCTGACTACGTTGTTAAACCTCGCATCACATTACCTAATGGCAATATGTGGGCTTGGCACACTGGAGATTGGCACTTATGTAAAACCGATGGCTGGCATAACCACGCTAAGAATCACTACGAATTCGCAGGCTGGCTGTGATCGTTCTACTGATTCTACTCACAGGGTTAGGCTTGGCGAAGTACTTTCCTATACTCTCCGTCTACCTATTGATTTTCCTTTCGGCGAGTGTATTCGTTTGGTTCTGGAATGTGCTGCTAACGGATGGGCGAGATTGGGGCGTAGCTTGTTGGACTGCCTGCGTCGGGGCTTTCCTGCTCGTTTGTTGGTGGGGAGGTTTATTATGACACTAGCT